GGCGGCGTGCCTTGCTGACCGGTGTGCAGCTGGTTGAGGGGTTACGGCAGGCTCCACCTGAGTTGGCGGGGCTGGCGATCCGCTGGCACGATCCATCGACCCCGTCCAGGGCGCAGTCGACTGATGCGGTGATGAAGCAGATCCAGGCCGGGGTGCTGCCCGCCGATTCGGATGTCGCATTGGAGCAGCTCGGCTACTCCGAGACCGATATCGGTCGTATTCGCGCGCATCGCGCCCAGTCATCTGATCCGTTGGCGTTGCTGGCTGGCGCGGTGTCGCGCCAGACAGCCGGTGGTGCTGGCGATAGTATGAAAGACAAGTTTGATGCGCTGGGCGTCGCGATCCGGGCTGGCGTGGATCCTGACGCTGCCGCTGCTGTTGTCGGGTTGGACGGTATTGAGTTCACCGGGGCGGTGCCGGTATCCCTGCGTGTTCCCGAGCGTGACGCTGCCGTCTTGGAGCCGTAGCCGTGGCTGGTTCTGGCGCCCGGCTGACTCGCGGGCACCGGGTGCAGCAGATCCGTAATGCTGCCGCGGTGGCGGCGATGGTCGTCGAGTTGGGACGCAGGTGGCGGTCTGGGCGGCTGCCGGGCGAGAAGTTCGTTACCGGTGTGGTCGGCGCCGAGGCTGCCGGCTATGAGGCGGCTGTGCGGATGGCCAGTGACTACATGACCCAGCACCGGGCATTGGTGGCCCGCGACCTGTTGGATGTGCCACTGGTGGTTCCGGAGTTTGATGCAGCAGGAGCTTCCGCGCGGGCGCTGTCAACACTGGAAGCGTTCCAGAGGCTGCGCTCAGCCAAACTGCCGCAGCATGTGGTGGATCGTGAGTTCGAGCAGATCGTCGGGAACCTGGGAGTGTGGTCCGACAAGGCGACGCAGATGGTGTCACGAGGAGTGGTCATCGAATCAGCGGGCTACGCGGGCAGCAGGTGGCGGAGAGTGACCGATGGGAATCCGTGCGCGTTCTGCGCCATGCTCGCCGGCCGTGGACCTGTCTACCTGACCAGGGAATCCGCAGGGCGTGTGGTCGGGCGGGAGATGGGCCGTGGAAGCGCCTATCACAAGACCACCGGAAGGGTCGGCTACGGCGGAGTCGTCACCAGGGGGAAGAATGCCGGGAAGGACCAGCGGCGGGGCACGCAAGACATCGGCGAGCGTTACCACGACCATTGCGGATGTGCGGTAGAAGAGGTCGCCGGGGACTGGGCCCCGACGGCCGAGGAGCAGCGGTTCATCACCTTGTACGAGGATGCGCTGGCGCTGCTTGCTGACCGCGGTGACATGGCGTCGACATCAAACATTCTCGACGCCATGCGCGAGTTGGGGAACGGGATCATCCACGATGCACGCAAGCCACAGACGCAGACGGGTGGCGGATCGTCTGGTGGAGGCGCGAACAAGCCACCATCAAGGAGCAGCGCGGAGGATCCGGGGGAGCGTCCAAAGCGGGCCAGGATCCCGAGGGAAAGAACAAGTAAGGACGAACAGTACTGGCATGCCCGGCAGGATGCGCTCCCGTTCGAAACGTCGGGAACGCGCATGAAGCCCCACGAGATCGAGTTCGCCGAGGCCTTCCAGGCTGCCGGGTACTCGATTGAACGATGGCTCCCACAAGGAGGTTTCGACCCCAGAACCGGCAAGGTACTGCCAGAATGCGATTTCATCTGGAACGGCAAGAGGGTCGAACTGAAAAGGTCGAACAACCTGCAGACGATCAAGGACCACATCAAGAGCGGGTTGAAGAAGGGCAAAAGCACATTCATGGTGGACTTCGGGGAGGAGAAACCCCCGGACCGGGTGTTGCGGGCGCTCACCGGTTTCACCCCTGAAGCCGGAAACCCTGAGATCTGGGCGTTCTGGAGTGGGACTGTGGCACGTTTGAAGTAACGGCAAGGGTTGCGACGCTCCCGCCTGTTCTGGCGTCGAACGCCTGGCGAGGTCTACAACCCTTGCCCTGCTGATTCTACAACATGCCCCACCCAGAGTGGCTAGCCCCAAGGTTTTATCCCACCAGACCGTGAGTCCGGGGCAGCCCGACCGTTTTGTTCATGTTCACCTGCAGGCGTCATGCGTGCAGGTTTCTTCACGCCCGCGTCAGTGGGCCAACCCACCCGGAAGGGGATATTGCACATGAGTGCACCTGTCACGCCCACGGAGGGCGGATCCAACACCGCTGTCGCGGCACCTACTGCCCAGGCATCCGGGCAGGCTGTTGCCGGGATCAAGCATGGCGACTCAAAGCCCTACGTGGCTCCGGCAACCCAAGCTGATCTCGATCGGATCATCGAGTCCAGACTGGCGCGGGAACGCGCCAAATACGAAGGATTCGATGAGCTGAAAGCGAAGGCCACAAAGTTCGACGAGATTGAGCAAGCGAACCTGACCGAGTTGCAGAAGGCGACCGCCCGGGCCGAGAAAGCCGAGGCTGAAGCCGAGAAGGCTCGCCTGATGATGCTTCGCCATGAGGTGGCAGCCGCGAACAACCTACCTGCGGTGCTGGCCGCCCGGTTGCAGGGAGCAACACGCGAAGAGATGGAGGCCGACGCCAAGGCGCTGGCTGATCTCCTGCCCGCCGCCAACACTGCGCAAATCCCACAAGGGCTCCGCATCGAACCGGGCGCGGGCCGGGTCAACCCCGCAAGCGATGAGAGCGCCGCACGGGCGTTCTTCGGAATCTGAACCTGAAAGGACCCAGCCATGGGTGTTGTCACCTTGGACGGCCAGACCGTCCCCATGCCCAAGGAGTTTGCTCCGACCACCATGAGGCACGCCTTCGAACAGTCGGTGGTCGGCCAGCTCACCTCCTCCGAGCCGCTGCCGCTCGGTGAGTATGTGATCCCGCAGTACGACGGTGGTTTCGAGGTCGGTGTCGTCGGCGAGGGCAAACCCAAGCCCGTGTCCACGCCGACCGCCAGTCACAAGGTGATCAAGCCGGTCAAGCTTGCCGGGATCGTCGTCGTGTCGATGGAGGCCGTCAAGAAGGACCCGGTCGGCATGATGAAGATCATCCAAGCCGACATGACCAACGCCATCTCTCGCGGTATCGACTACTGCATCCTGTATGGCAAATCTCCACTCACCGGAGTTGACGTGGCTGGCGCGGTGTCGGTTAACCAGACCACCAGCCGTGTCGAACTGGCCGCCGGTGACCTGGTGCCACAGATCCTGGCCGGCTATGACCTGGCAGCCGCCAGCGATACCGCCGACCCGAACGGGTTCGCGTTCGATTCCAGGTTCCGCACCAAGGTGGCGATGGCGACTCAGCAGATCCGCACCCCGGCCGGCGTTCCGCAGCCGATGCCGAACCTGGCTGTTGCTGCCGACACTGTTGCTGGCCTCAAAGCAGCCTACGGACGTGTCGTCGCCGGCCGGATCGGCACCCAGCCCGACACCAAGGTGCGCGGCTTCGTCGGTGACTGGAGCAAGGTGCGGTGGGGGTTTGCCGACAACATCGACATCCGCCGCTCGACCGAGGCGACGATCGTTGACGGCGGCAACACCTACCACCTGTTCCAGGACAACCTGCAGGCGTTGCTGGTGGAGTGCATCGTCGGCTGGACCGTTCTTGATGTGCAGGCGTTCGCCGCATACGAGGACAAGGCCTGATGATGCCGCGCCTGTGTAACCGTCAGGGGGTGGTGGTTTCGGTCTCCCCTGAGACCGCCGCCCGGCTCGGCAGCGACTGGTGGCCGATGGAGGCCGGTGCCGAGGTGGAGCCTGCCGAGCAGGAGTTTGAGGCCGGTGCCGAGGTGGAGCCGGAGCCTCGGTCTACCCGACGCACCCGGAAGTAGCAGGGAGGGGCCATGTACATCACGCCAGAAGACTTGGCCCCGTTCGCCAGTATCCCAGAGATCAAGGCGCTGGCGATGATCGCTGACGCGGAAGCGAAAGCGGTCATTGCAGCACCGCCCCTGGGTGATCCGGCCAAACTGACCGAGGTGCAGCGGGCGCAGGTGAAGGCGATCCTGCGGGACGCGATCCTGCGCTGGAATGACCGCGGGTCCGGGGCGCTCACTCAGACCTCGATCGGGCAGGTGTCCGTGTCGGCGGATACGCGCATCGCCTCCCGCAACTTGTTCACCGCCGCCGAGTTGGATCTGCTGCGTGCCATCGCCGGAGGCGATGGTGGTGGGGCGTTCAGCCTCGATCTCGCAGCCGGTGCAGGGGTGCGCACCGCCCGCCCGGACCTGAAGTTCCAGTGGGGGTAGGCATGCTTCCAGCCAACCTCGCCACCCAGACCCTGCACCTGCTGAAACCCGGCACGCGCCTCGACTACGGCCGACCAGCCGACGACTGGAGCACCCCGACCGTCGGCGAGGCGATCACCGGCTGCTCGGTGCAACCCGAGCAGTCCACCGAGATCATCGATGGCCGCGAGGCCACTGTGTGGCGGATGCGGGTGTGGGCACCTCCCGAGGCCCCCGTCACCGCCACCTCACGGATTAGGTGGCGCGGGATCGACTACCGCGTGGTCGGTCAGGTGCTGCCGTGGGTTGATCCCACTGGCACCGGGCTGGATCACATCACGTTCGTAATGATCGCATCGGAGGGATGATGACCAAGGTCAGATACCAGCACAATCGCGCAGGCATCCGCGAAGTCGCCCTGCAATCTGAGCAGGTGCGCGCGATGATCGCCGACAAGACCGCCCAGATCGAGGGGCTCGCCCTGGCGATGGGCGCGCAGGACGCTCGCGCCGACGGGAACTACGGGCGCAGTCGTGCTCGCGGGTATGTGTCGCGCTTCCCCCGAGGTGAAGCCAGAGACGGGATTCTGGAGATCGCACTACGCCAAGCGAGGACCTCGTGAGCCGCGCCTTGGTCGTCACTGGCGACCCGACCGCAGCGATCCTCGGCCTACTGCCCGCCATTATCGCCCGCGTACCCGACCTGGCGGGGTTTACCGTCGGAACGGAAATCCCGCCCGGCGTAACTCCGGAGCGGTTCATCCGCGTCGATCCGGTCGGCGAACTCGAATACGAGGCAACCGGCATCGTCGAGGCCGACCTGCGTATTCAGATCTGGGTGACCGGGGATGAGTTCAGGCAGTCGGTCGCCCGCCAGTTGATGGCCCACCTTCGCGCATCGGCGCGAGCCCAGATCGTGTCGGGGCCCGTAAACCTTCCCGACCCGGTCAACCCAACAACCCTGCTCACCCAATTCACGGCGAGCCTGCTCGTGAAAGGAACCCAAGCATGAGACTCAAGATTCTTGCACCACACCAGACGGTCAATGGCAGACCCGTGGAGCCCGGAGACCTCGCGGAGGTGAGCAACAAGACGATCGCCCGTCAGATGATCAACTCCGGCTACGCGATCAAAATCGGCGAGGCGGAGGTCGCCATCGATCCCGGGCGACTCTACAACACTCCTGTCAAAACCGAACCAGTCCCTGGTGAGACGAAGAAGAGGAACTGACCATGGCGATCAACGATCTCGACAATGCCAACATCCAGATCTATGGCGATGATCTCGACATCGTCGCAGTTGCCCCGTTCGGCACCACCTTGCCGGTTGGGCTGGCCGACCTGACCGCCCCGTTCAAGGACCTCGGCTGGCTGTCTGAGGACGGTATCGACTGGGATGACGCTTATGAGTCCAGCGACTTCAAGGGCCATCAGGGAGGCAAGACCGTCCTCAAACTGCCCACCAACGTAAACCGCACCTTCAAGGTGCAGTGCCTCGAAGAGACCGCGATCACTCTCGGCCTGCGATACCCCGGCTTCACGCCCGCGAAAATCGGCAGTGAAGAGGTCTATGGCGGGGAGCTGCCCGGCCCGAAGCTGGACCCCAGGGTATTTGTGGTCGACCTCAAGTCGATCACCAGCGGCAAACGGAAGCGGTACGCGGTTCCGAAGGGCACGGTGACCGAGGTCGGCACCCTGCAGCACCGGCGCTCCGGCATCACCATGTACGAACTCACCGTCGAAGTGTTGGAAGGCAAGGCATTCCTGTACTCCGATGCCCCTGGTTGGGCTCCCGCCTGACCGACAGGAATTTGGTGACCCGCGCCTCATTCCGAATTCCGAACAGACGGCTGGATTAAGGCGCCCTCCCACACACAACAACCCAGAACAGGAGTGGTACATGCCCACGAAGGCCTTGCAGGACAACAAAAAGTCAACCACCGGGGAGCCACAGGACCTTCGCCCGGCATCCGCCTACAGCGACGACGCAGACCCGATCCGGGAGATCACCTACGACGGCGAAACCTACACCACCAGACCGGCACGCCTGGTCACCGACATCGACGCACTCGAAGCGATGCGCGATGCTAGCAGCAGCGACAACCCGGTGATCCAGGCCGGGGCCCTGGCCCGGATCACCCGGTCCGTGCTGGCCGACGATTTCGACCGGTTCAGGGCCGACCAGGCAGCAAAGCACGGATTCTGCAGCATCATCGCCCTCCAGGAGATTGTCGAAGCGATCTCGCAGGCTGAGGGAAACTCTCCCGCCTCGCCTATCTCCTGACCGAGCGCGGCGAGGCGCTCGAAGCCGACTTCCAGCACTACTACGGCATCGACCTCGGGCTGCTGTGGGCGGGCGGGTTGACAGCCCGGCGTGCACGGGTACTCGCTGTCCATCTGCCTCCTGACGCGGCTGTGTGGAGAGTGGGCCCCGACGACATGCTGTGGTCCCGCGAAGTGCAGCAAATCGCCGGGCTGCGCGATGACCTTCGAGCACTTCTGCTCGGCGACAAGGTTGAGCCCGTGTCTCGCCCGTCAGATCCCCCTCAGCCCACACCCGTCTCGATCGAAGACAAGGCCGACATGTTCATCGCGCGACAGCGAATGCGGAGTGAGGAGATGAATGGTGGCCGGTAAAGGTGTGGAGGTCGGCAAGGCCTATGTGACGGTCGTTCCACAAGCGCAAGGCTTCGGTAAGTACTTGGAGGCGATCACCGTCCCAGCCGCTGGCGAAGCTGGCGGAAAGTCATCCGAGGAGTGGGGCAAGAAGTTCAACCCGTCAGCCCTGGCAAGCCGCCTCGGCGCAGGCCTGAAAACCGGATTCGCTAACATCGCAGCAGGCATCGGCATGCACGCCGGGCAGTTGATGGCGCAGGCCATGTCGGGTGGTTTCGAGCGGCTCAAGTCGATCGATACCGCTTCGGCGAAGCTGCGTGGCCTCGGCATGGATGCGTCCACGTCGTCTGAGGTGATGGCGAACGCGCTGGCGTCGGTGAAGGGCACCGCGTTCGGTATGGGCGAGGCCGCCACCACAGCGGCCGGGGCCGTGGCCGCCGGCATCCGGCCGGGCGCGCAACTGGAGCAGGTGTTGAAGAACGTCGCGAACGCGGCCGCGGCCACCGACTCCTCCATGGGTGATATGGGAGCGATCTTCAACAAGGTGGCCACCACCAACAAGGCCACCAATGAGTCGCTGCTGCAGGTCGCCGATCGTGGCCTGCCGATCTACCAGAAACTGGCCGAACAACTCGGTGTCACAACCTCCGATGTCGAGAAGATGGCGTCGAAGGGGCAGATTGACTTCCAGCAGTTCTCGGATGCCGCTGCCGCGGCCGCGGGGACTGTCGCCGAAGAGATGGGCACCACGGCGACCGGGTCGATGCAGAATTTCGGTGCCGCGCTGTCAAGGTTTGGTGCTGCCGCTTTGGGTGGCGTGTTCGAGGGTATCGGTCCCGCGTTCAAGGAGTTCACCACATGGGTTGACGGGGCGACTGAGAAGGTGAAGCCGTTCGCCCAGCAACTTGGGCAAGATCTCGTCGGGAAGGGCCGTCAGGCCATCGAGTGGATCAAGACCGACGCGATCCCAACCGTTGGCAAGATCAAGGACACGCTGGTTGGCGCCTACGAGTGGGTGCAGTCCAACCGGGAATGGCTTGAACCTGTCGCTGTCGGGATCTTGGCCATTGTCGGAGCGTGGAAGGCGTATGCGACCACGATGGCTGTCGTCAAGAGTGTGCAGACGGCGTTCACCGCTGTGCAGGCAGCCTTGAACGTCGTTATGGCGGCCAACCCCATCGGTATTGTCGTGCTGGCACTCACCGGTCTCGTGGCCGGGCTCGTGTACGCATACAAGCATTCGGAGACATTCCGCAACATCGTCGATGGGGCCTTCGCAAAGGTCAAGGATGCTGCGTCTGCGGTGGTCGGCTGGTTCACAGGCACCCTCGTGCCGGCATTCCAAGCAGTGTGGGAGTGGCTCAAGAACGCGTTCCAGTCCGGCGCCGGCTTCATCCGCGCACAGATCGATAGCTGGGTTGGCGCCTATCACACCGTGAGCGACGCCTTCACGGCGGCAGGCGACCGGATCAGTTCCGTGTGGGAAACCATCAAGGGCGCGTTCGCTGCGGCTATTACGTGGCTGGATAGCACGTTCTCCCCTTGGGGTAGGCGTATCCACGCCATTCTGGTGCTGCCGATCAACCTTGCGCAGACCTTGATTGGTGCCGCGTGGGATTGGATCACCGCTCGCTTCCAGCAGGCAGCAGACTGGCTTAGTGGGGTATTCGCTACAGCGTGGGCACTCATTGAGACGCGGATCGTCACCCCGTTCAACAACGCGGTGAACCTGGTCGCCGCCGGGTGGGACTGGATCATCAACAAGTTCAACGCCGCGTGGACTGCCATTACCGGCTGGGTGAACAACCAGTGGAACCAGCTGACCGGACTGCTCGGATCGGTAATCGATTCGGCGAAGGCCTGGATCGAAACCACGTGGTCCGGCATTCTTGCCGGGTTTTCCACGTTCTGGGGGAACGTCACCGGCTGGGTGAACAACCAGTGGAACCAGCTGACCGGACTGCTGCGCTGGCCGGTCGATCAGGCGAAGGCGTGGATCGACGCGGCGCTGGAAGGTATCCGTGGCGCATTCTCGGCTGCCGTCGATTTCATCCGGAATGCGTGGGACGGCATCGTCGAAGCGGTCAAGAAACCGATCCGGTTCGTCATGAAGACAGTTATCGACGACGGCTTGATCGCGGGCTTCAACAAGATCGCCGACTTCGCGAACAGTCCACGTCTCGACCCGGTCACCCCGCCCGGGTTTGCCGCAGGCGGCTATGTTGACCTGCCGTGGTCCGCGTCGAACCGCGACCCGTACATGGGATGGACACCGCGTGGACCGATCCGGTTCGAAGGCGAAGAGTTCATCGTCAACCGGGAGGCCACCCGCCGGAACCGTGGCCTGCTGGAGGCGATCAACTCTGGGCGTATCCGCGGTTTCCAGGGTGGCGGATTCCTCGGAGGCATCGGGAATGCTGTCGGTGCGGTCATTGACGGGCTCACCGAGTTGCTTACCGACCCGGCCGGTTACTTCAACGGACTCCTCGACCGGCTACTCGGCGGCATCAAGTCATCACCGATCTTGTCTGCGATCGTTGGCATTCCACGCAAGTTGGTATCGATGATCGTGGACTGGGTGACATCGAAACTCGCCGAACTGTTCGGCGCGGGTGGGCAAGGCATGCCTGTCGATGGCCCCATCACGAGCCCCTACGGGTGGCGTGACGGCCCGTTCTTCGGCCGAGAACTCCACGACGGCATCGACATCGGCGCACCGATGGGAACCCCGGTGAAGTCGGTGCTCGCCGGTGTGGTGAAGCAGGCAGGCTGGGCTGGCGGCTACGGCAACATGGTCACCATCCTGTCCGGCGCGATCGAGATGTTCTACGCCCACATGAGCGAAATCCTGACCCAGGTCGGGGCGATGGTGCGCGCGGGACAGATCATCGGCAAGGTTGGGTCAACCGGCGCATCCACGGGTCCGCATCTGCACTGGGGAGCGAAGAAGGACGGCAGATCGGTCGATCCGCTGTCGCTCGTCTCCCGGGGCGCGGCAGATGGCACGTTCTCCCATGGGGCTGGGGTCGAGCGGTGGCGCGGTGTCGCAATCCAGGCCATGCAGATGGCTGGTCTTCCAATGCAGTACCTGCCACTGCTACTGCACCGCATGGAGGTCGAGTCCGGAGGCAACCCGAACGCGATCAACAACTGGGACAGCAATGCTGCCGCGGGTACCCCGTCCAAAGGGTTGATGCAGACTATCGACCCGACGTTCTACGCCTACGCAGGCCATCTGGCGTCGCTCGGACCTTACAACCCGCTGGCTAATATCTACGCTGCGATCCGCTACACGCTGGCCCGCTACGGGCTTGGCGGCATCGAACGCGCGTGGGGTGGCCGGTTGGGATACGCGTCCGGCACCAGGTCGGCCCGTCGAGGCCTGGCATGGGTGGGTGAGCGGGGACCGGAGTTGGTGCGATTCAATGGCGGCGAACGCGTGTGGAGCACCATCGACTCGCAGCGCATGGCGGGGACGCAGTTCGTGTTCGCCCCGACCTACAGCGACGAGCGGTCTGTGCGGCGGGACTTCGAAGATTTCCGGCACGCCGCGAGATCGCTGGCGATCCAGGGGGTGTGATGGTGACCGATATGCTACGCGTGACCGATGGGTCCGGCGGGGAACTGGTAGCCGACCGATCCGGTGATCTGCCCATCCTGTGGACAACGTCGGACGGGCTGGATGGCGGACTGGGGGTCCGCCTCGACAAGACCGACCGTATCGGCGACGGCGCCTTCACTGGGGTGCTGTCCCGCCCCGGCCGCGAGATGACCCTCGGCGGGCTGATGCATGGCACCCGCACGGCATGCCGGGCGTTCGTGCGCCGCACGGCAGCCCTGTGGGCCGGGAAGACGCGCGGGCTGGTGTCCCGTGATGTCGACGGCCTCCACTTGGAGGCTCGCGGCGTGGTGCTGGATGGGCAGATCAAACTCACGCCGATCATCGAGGACTCCGGTGGCCGGGTGGAATGGGAGATCCCCCTGTACGCCGCCGATCCGTACCTGTATGGGCACGCCAGAAGCGGGCAGGCCCGATCGCTCAACGCAACCGTCGGTCTCGTCTACCCCTGGTTCGACAACGCAGCCGGGGTGACGACCGGGATATTCGAATACGGGTCGAACGGGCAGACGCAAGTTGTGCTGGGAAACGAAGGCACCGCACCCGCCTGCCCAGTCGTCACAGTGGAAGGCGATCTGCCGGGAGGGTTCAGGCTTATCGGCTCTCCCGGTCTGCTGATCGAGTGGCCAGGTGCGGTCACCCCGCAGGCGCCGGTGACCATCGACGTGGCCACCGGCTCGGTCACCCAGCTTGGCGTATCCCAGTCGTACCGGCTCGCCACGGCAACATGGGCCGGTGTCCCGCCCAACAGTTCCGGGTCCTGGTCACTTGAAGCCCTGGCCGGCGGCGCAGCCACCCTCACAGTCCAACTCTGCAACACCTACCTGTAAAGGAGTGGCACGCATGGGTCAGATAGGTCTCGACCGCAACAGCGACGGCACCGGGGGCACCCGGCCGTCGGATTGGCAACGGTTCGTCGGCGCGCTATTCGAGAACGCCGCCGACTCTCCCGTCATCGATGGCGGGATCGTCAACGGTACCGCGACACTGCAATACGCCTACAGCGCAGGCACCGGGGTAAAGGCGACCGGCGATGGGGCAATCATCCTCACCTGGCCCGCTGGTCAAACCCCCGCCACTGCTGCGCCGACCAGCGGCTCAGCCACCGATGTCGTGTATGTCACCGACGCCAACGGGCCGAGACTGGCCCGCGATACTGACGTGCCAGCCGACTCGATCATCCTGGGCAAGCGCAAGATCGACGCCGGCGTGACCGCCACAACGGCAACCACCGAGGTGTGGGACAGAAAGTGGGCGATCAGTCGGGGCATGGGAGACAACCTATTGGGCTGGGCACATGACACCTATGTCGGGGATGCCCGCCCCGACCGATTCCTTTGGATGACGGTTGACTTCGTCGCCCAGTTCGACATGGATATCTCCGTCGAAGTCATCCACAACATCTACTCCCAGCCCGCCAGCGAACAAGATCTCGGTCCCGGATCGATGCGCTACGAGGTGTATCTCGACAGCAAACCGATCCGTAACCAGGAGATCGGTTTCGACCGCCGCTGGCTGGCCAACAGCTTCTCGTTCACGTATGACAGCGGGGTCTCGGCGGGTCGGCACAAGCTTGAGGTTTGGCGCAGCAAGACGTGGGGAGCGAACGGACACCACTTTCCAGCATCAGGCGGCTGGGTCGGTGTGCGCCGGGAAACGATGCGCATCTGATGGGCTGGCAGGTATGGTTGACCGAAACCACCAGCGGCAACGTCATCGAGGACCTCCACCCCGCCACCGGATCGAGATGGGCCGACGGCCCACTGAACGACGGTGGTGAAACGCGCACGGTCCTGGCCTGGGAAGACTATCGGCGGGTCGCCGAATGGGCCGGCATCCCGTTCGCGGCCGCGATAGTGCCGTTGTGGAACGGCACCCCTGTCGCATGGTCACCCATCACGAAACCACCCGAACAAACCACAGCCTTCGGGCCGGTCGCCCTAACCGGCGGATCCATCTGGGACCTACTCGCCAAACGGCTCGTGACCGTCAAAGACTTCGGGCAGCGCCGCGGCGACGAGTTGCGTCGCTCGGCCGTCACCATCTCGGGCCGAAACCTCGGTGGCATCGTGCAGGAGATCCTGCGTCTGGCCCAGCAGCGCCCCAACGGTGCACTGCCCCTAACATTCGGCTCCGACCCCGAAACCGGAACAGCCAAACGCACCCGCACCTACGAAGGTTTCAACATCGCCAACATCTCGGCAGCAAAACTGATCCGGGAGATCACACAGGTCATCAACGGCCCAGACGTCAGGTTCCGGCCAACTCTGCAAACCGGCCGCCGGGTCGGTCTGGTCGTTGAGCACGGCATCGAGGCCCAACCCGTCATCGCGCAGCACAACCTGCCGGCGATCGACCTGACAGCCCCCAGACCCGAAACCGGGGCCCCAACCCTGTCGGCCGAATGGAGCCCACTCAACCGGCTGTACGCATCCGGGGCCGGTGAGGGCGCGGGAACGCTCATCTCCCCCGTGGACTCCACCAGTCTGCTGGCAGGCGGCCGTGGCACATGGCTGGAGGATGTGTGGTCCGACACCGACACCGAGAACTGGGACCTGCTCGACGAGAAAGCCAAAGGACGGCTTGAGGCGTCACGGCACAAGACGGTACAGCTCAGTGTTCTGCTGCCCAACGACAACCCCACGGCACCCCTGAACTCGATCCGCCTGGGCGATCGGGTGCGTGTGCGCTGGCCGGACGGCTGGGTCAACCTCACGTCCGGCGTCTACGAGATGACAGTCCTGAAAATATCCGGTGACTACAGCACCTACACAATCGAATTCCAATTCCAGGAGGTGTAATGGTCGCCCGCCGGAACCTGCACCCCACCGAGATCGAAACACTCCGGACACTGGCAGCCACAGCCGCAGCACCCGGACGCAACCAGCGAACCGGACCCGCCGGCACTATTGATCTGGGAAACACCGGAGAACTCGCATGGCGAGACCCCGCCGGCACCCGCCACAGCGTGCGGCAGCTACCCGGCCTGCTAGATCAGGGCCTGTCCACCGTCTCGCGGATGAACACCGTCTCCGCCAGCCCACCGCCGGCGTCCGTGGACGGCTACCCGGCCGGGGCGCTGTGGACCCAGATCGCCGAACGCGACGGCAAACGGGTCGTGATCGGCACATGGCAACTCACCGACGGGGCATGGCAGTCCGTCGCCGAGGACGCATCCCGGCTCGTGATCGGCCAATTGGATGTGGGACTGATCGATGCGGCACTGCTCGGTGCTCGGCTGATCGAGGCGTCCGCACTGGTCACCCCATCCGACGGTGACGGGTATCGTGCCCGCGTTGACGCGGGCGGGTTCTGGGTGCAACGAACCACCCCAGACGGACAGACAGAGACACTGGCACGCCTCGGCCCGAACGGGGAGAACTACCTGACCATCGGAGAATCAGTGGTCCGGGCCGACCGGATAGCCACCCCAGCACTCGATGTGCAACACCTCAGCATCGCATCCAAGCCTCTCGATACCCACATCCGGGACCATTCCCGGCTGGTCGGACTGGTCACCCGTCGGGAGAACACCCCGTTCCGGCAGTCCCCGACCGCCCTGCTGGAAATTAACGCACTGTTCCGGCGGGGACGTGTCTACCGGATCGTGGCGTCCCCAGTGTCCGGGTCGATCGCCTCGACAGGCCAGCAATGGGCAATGATGCGCACCGAGATCCAGATGCGTCAGGTCGCAGGGGTACCCATCGGACTAAACAGTGATCAAACCGTGCAGAACTCGCACGTGTGGGTGGAGGGATCACAGGATCGCCAATTCACGGTGCCGGGCATGTCGATGATGCTGGATACCCGGGACTGGCGGGAAGACCAGACATGGGGTGTACTCCTCGCGATCCGTGACGCCAGTCCCGCCGGCGCCGCGAGTTTCGCCACCTGGGGCAACTACGACATCGCCATGGAACTGGCGATCTACGACGAGGGCATCCCCGGTGATCTGGCGATGTCGTGGGTGTGGCGCGAATCCGGCACGAACCCGCCCGCACCGACTCCACCCCCAGTAAACCGGCACTTCGACATCAAAAACTTCGACGCGGCATCCTACTGGGTCAACACCAACCAGTGGGACGCCGGCTACCCGGGCCAAGTCATCGCAGGCAGCTACAACAACTCCGCCGCCACCCTGCGGCAGGGACTGTTCGCGTTCGGGAACGTCCAGGGCGCCACCGCCGGCAACGTCGGATGGGCACGTATCGAGTTCCGCTGCGACCACACCTACAACCACGCCGGCGGCTACGTCGATGCGTGGGCGTTCAGCGATCAAGGAGTCCCGCCTACCCGTCCGCTGCACTCGACCGGGCTACTGGCTACCGGTATCTATGTGAGAGCAGGTCAGGTCTCAGGATTCGACATCCCGTGGGACAAGCTCGGACTGATCCGTGCAGGACAACTCAACTCTGTGCTCCTGTCGGCCACCGGCCGCACCGACCCAGCATGGTACGGCCGCTACACCGACGCATGGATCAAAGGTTCATACACCGTCTGAATAGGGGGAAACACACGATGTCGCTGCTAGCCTCATACCGCACCCAGAACAACACCGAGGTCCGCGAACGAGTCACGGCCGCTATCCTCGCCGTCGCCGTACAACGCCACGCATGGCAAGGGCCCGCAGGGAAACTCGCCCAGCGAGCCCTCGTCGATATGCCCACCGTACTGACCCCGTTCCTGCAACTCGTGTCGGTAAACGAAACCGTCGCGCAGAACGCCTGTCCAAACTGTGGCTGCGCGTGGCGCACCAGCGACGGCACGCAGATCGACGCGTCGATCCGCTGTGTAATCGAGAACAAATGGGATGAGGTGGCCAAACGCTTCTACCCAGACCCGGCTGCCACCGACGAGGCCTAGCATGCCCCAGATCCCGATCCCCGGCGCAGGTGAACTGGCCATCCTGCTCACTGCTGTGGCAGGCGTACTCACGGTACTACTGGTACAGGCCCGGCAGGCGGCAGCAGAGGCCCGCCACCGCGACGCCGAAACCCAGCAGATCCTGGCACAGATCGCGCACGACACCCGAAGCGCCAATGCCCAGGTCTCCAACACTCATGACACGAACTTGCGTGAGGACCTGGACGGCGTAGGGCTGGGGGTGGCCAACCTATCCGACAAGCTGACCGAAGTGGCCCAGCAGCAGCGGGTCATGAGCTACCAACAGCAGCAGGTATCCGCCGAAATAGCGCGGCAGGCCGAACAACTCGCCGGACTGGCATCCGACGTGCGAGAGATCCGCGCGTCAACAACCACACTCGCGCAGAACTCGCACAACACCCACGCAGAAATCTTCGGGCGCATCCGCACCCTGGAACAGGAGAACAAATG